CCAGGGCTGCCGCCGCCTCGGTCAGGTGGCGATGAGGCCGAACGGGAAGCGCTGCTCGATCGTCTTGGTCTTCTGCATGATCGTGACCGGGTTGGCCACGGCGAAGGCCAGCCGCATCGTCATGCGCAGCGCGATCGAGTCCTGCTGCATCAGGTTCAGCACGACGTTGCCGCTGTTGTCCGAGATCACGCCCTCGGTGAAGATCTTGGTCGAGATGTCGGACCGGATGCCCAGGATGGCCTTCGTCCAGTCGCCGCAGATGACCTGCGCCTTGGTGGCGTCCCAGCTCCCGTTGTCCACCTCGGGCAGCGGGAAGCCGTACAGGTTGCTGGCGCCGCCCTCCTGCATGTTCGACTGGTAGATCGGCACACCCTGCGCCGACCGCAGGCCGCGCAGGCGCCACTGCAAGCCCGGCCGGGCCGCGAAGCCGTTGACGGTGTAGCCGGTCTGGGACATGTAGTCGCCCAGCGACGCGATCGACTGGCCGAAGTCGTCGGCCGGCTGCGTGGTGCCGCCCCCGTTGTCGAGGTAGCCGTCCTTGACCACGTTGCCCGAGCCAGTGGCCGCGGTGAACAGGTCCACGCCCCAGGTACTCGGCCGGTTGACGCCCCAGAACACGGCGGCATCCACCAGGGCGCCCGCCGCCTCGGTCAGCCGCGGGCGCACCTCGTCCCAGATCGGGACGTCGGCGTCGGCCATGTAGCTCTCGGGGATGGGAACGATGGTCGCGACCTCCTCGACGACCAGGTTGACGTTCTTCCATGCCTGCTGGGCCGTCTGCTTGAGGCCGCTGTCCACGCCGGTCGCCACGAAGTAGGCGACGGGCAGGACGTCCAGCACGGGGAGGCGCTGGGTCTTCGAGCTCAGCGGCATGTGCCGCATGAGCTGCATTGCTGCGGAGTGCTTGGGCATCTCCTGGATGATCTCGGCGGACAGCGGCTCCGGCACGAGGGCATCGGAACCCCCGGAGGTCCGCTGAATCATGTCGCTGTAAGTCACGAGGGGTCCTTCCCTGTGCTAGAGCACAGCCAGGCCCCTCGTGGGCTGACCGCGCTACTGCCTGCCGGTTGCGCGGGCGACTGCCTCGCGGAACAGGACGTTCTTGTCCTGCGGGGCGGTACTCCCGGCCGGAGCCGCCCCGGGCCGGAGCGCCTCCACGGGCCGCCGCTGGCTCAGGCCGTTGCCGGCCGGTGCCTGCTGCTGCGCCGTCTGCTGTGCAGCGGCGACCCGCTCGTTGATCACGCGGGCCAGCGTTTCGGCCGACTCCGTGATCGCTGCCTCGTTGTCACCTGCGAGGTACGGGATGAGGTCGGGATGCAGCTCGAACCGCGCCGCCGCGAGCGTGCGGTGATGCAGCCGCTCTGCCTCCACTGCGCGCTGAGTGGCCGCCTGCGCCGCCGCCTGCGCCTTCTGGAGCTCGGTCATGTTCGCCTGCTCCAGCTCGGCAACCCTGGCCGCTGCGCTCGCATTTTCCCGGGCGCGCGTCTCGTTCTTCCGGCTCAGGCCCTTCCACTTATCGCGTTCTGCGGTGAGCCGCGCGACAGCCTGCTCCGGGGTTTCACCCTCCGGTGGCTGCCCGTCGCCCGATACCGCATCGGCGAGCATTTCTGCGGGGTCCTGGCCGGTCGTTCCCGTAGCGGTCTGCGCACCTTCCGTGCTGCCAGCTCCGCTTCCCTCTTCTGGCATTTCTGCTCTCTCCCGTTTCGGGACAGGTGTGGCTCCTGTTGCAGGTGATGTTACACCTTAACCCTGCGGATTCGAGACTCCTGCTTCCGCGTCCACGACGATCGTGCCGCTGCCCGCATAGGCTGTCAGCTCGGCCCGCAGATAGCGGTAGGCGGGGAACATCCGGACCGTGACAGAACCCTTGAGCACCTTGCTCAGGACGACGATCGGCACATCGGATGTGTCGAAGTTGTCGGTCGATCCGGCGATCGTGATGGTTGCCGCCGTCACGGTGGCAGGCATGTCCATCTCGATGTTGATCTTGTCATAGTCAGCCCCCGCGCCCAGGTCAATGGTTGTCCCGTCGCCGTTGGCAGCCGCGCTGAGCAGCCTATTTACCGTCATCTCGCATCTTCTCCTAGCTGGCAGGCCCGCTCTTGAGGCTGCCGTCGCTGTTCCACGTGTCGGGGATGCGCGAGCTCAGCCCGAGCGCCTTGGCGCGGCCGATAACGTACTTGCGCACCGTGGCCCGCGCCGCCTCGGTGCTGGGCCGGACGCGGCCGATCGCACGGATGGCGTTGTCGAGGTCATCAGCATTCTGGATGTTGAACCGCGGCCGGCCACCGGGCTTATTCGGGGGCATCGCCTTGCCCTGCTTCTGGAGCCTCCGCATGGTCGCGACGTCAGGCTGCGACATTGATTCCTCCTGGCTCACGGTTGTCCCAGTAACGGCGCCATGCACGACGCGCGTCAGCGCCGGAGAGGCCCTTTGTTACCTGCTTCCACTGTGCAGCCAGTGCAGGAAATCCGGTGTTATTCGCTTGCTCTTTCGTCCAGACCGGCATAGCGACGCACATGCAGTGGTTGTGCGCCTCGAAACCGGCCGATTCCCGGCTCTTGTAGACCGGCCCCCGGCTGGCGAGCATCGCGCAGAACGCGCAGGGGTTCCCGGAGGTCACCCGCTGCCAGCCGAGCACTTCCTTGTCGTTGCGGACGGCAGTCAGGACGGCCTGCCGGCCGCCGGCCAGCGCGAGCCGGGAAGCTGCCCCTGACAGGCTCACCGCGGCGCTGTCGGCCGCCCGGGCGGGCGTCTGGCCGCCCTTGATGGCGTGCAGCATGGCGCCCGGCCCGGTCGAGTCGAGCGTCTGCCGGATCAGGCCAGAAGGCAGTGCAGGAGGAACTGCCGGCAGCTCCGGTGGAAGGCCCAGGGCTGCCGACAGGCTCCTCGCAGCGCGGTAGTACGCCACGCCCTCCTTCCAGAGCGAGACATACCGGCTAACGACCAGGGCGGTGATCAGGTCGCGCAGGGGCGGCCATGACCGCTTGACCGCGGTGAAGTCGATCTGCCGCCATGGGCCGATGACGGCAGCAGTCAGGATGGCTGCTGAAAGAGCCTGGCTGGCCCGGAACTCGCCGGCGAGGACCGCAGCAGCCTGATCGTTAGGCTGGCGGCCGGACAGCGGCCCTGAAGCCACGGGAAAGGTCATGCGTCCACCAGTTCCCCGTTGCGGATGAAACCGTGCCAGCCGTTTGGCTGGTCATGCCAGATCGACGGGCTGACCGTAATCAGCGGCGGCGTGCCGCTCACCGTCCAGAAGCCGCCGCCGCTCGCTCTTTGCGAGGTGACCCACTCACCACCGTCAGGCAGGATCACGAGCCACGACTCGATGCGCTCAGGATGCTGGCTGAACTCGTCGTAATGCGGGATGCGGATCATCGTGCCGGCCGGGACGTTCTTCATCGATCCCCAGTGGGCGAACTCGGTCCCGTCCGGCAGCCGGTAGAGCCGGTTGTCATTGCGCTGCCACTCGTCATCATCGGCGAACTCGTAGCCGCAGGCAGTGCACGTCTTCGGCCATGCCAGGTCGTCGTGCGGCCAGTTGTCGCCATGCACGGCCTGCTCCGCTTCGGGCACCTCCCCAATGGTCACCATGGCGTCATGGCCCCACGGGTTAGCGAGGCACCGGGGGACCTTGACCGTGAAGGTGAACCGGCGCAGGTCCCGGCGGCAGCGGCCGGTGGGCTCGGCGATCTGGAGCGCGATGCCGGTCATCACACGCCTCCCGGCCGGATGCCCGCGTACGCCTGGAAAGGCTCGTCCGGCGTCGGCATCTGCGCCGGAGCGCCGTTCTGGCCGGCCGGCTGCTGGCCCTTGGTAAGCGCCCGCTCGACGATCTCGTTGAGCTCGGCCAGGGCGTCCTGCTTCTCGGCCGCCTTCTGCCACGCCTGGACTTCCTCGATGGAGACGCCCGGGACGCGCTTCCAGAGCTCGGTCACCGGCACACCGAGCATCGAGGCCATCTTGCTGAGAGCATCGACGGTGGCCGCGAAGGCCCTGGCCCCAGTGTCGCGCCAGATGACGCGGCCAGCATCGTCGTTCCAGCTGGCGGTGTCACCTGCCGCCTTGCTGCCCAGCCGGAAGAGCTGCTTGTAGGGCTCGTTGAGCGTGCCCTGAAGCTCCTCCACCTTGCGGTCAAGACCGTCGCGGGCCGCCGCCAGGGCCTCGGCCGACAGGTTCGCGACCTGGCCGAGCAGGTGATATGGAGGGACCTGGGCCACGGTGGACATGTGCCGGATCGAGGCTTCCCGTGAGTTCAGGATGTCGTCCAGGCTGGTCTGGCCGAACTCGCCAAACCTCGTATCCGGGCTCTCTGAGACAAAGAGCCGGTCCACGCCCGACCGGAATGGCTGCTTGGCGCGGCCCTTCTCGTCGGTCGGGACCATGCCGGTGACCCAGCGCTGCCGGAAGGCCGCGTACTGCATGGCCATCAGCAGGTTGAAAGTGGTCGTGTTGAGCTGGTCCTGGAGCGGGATGAGCGGCTCTACCTCGCCGCTGACGTCGAGCTCGCCGTCGAGGTCGATCTGGTAGGCGAAGCGCACGACAGGGCAGATCCCCATGTCGTGCTCGGCGACGACCGGATCGCCACTGGGCACGAGCGGGTCGTCATACTCTGGCCAGACCGGCTTCTCGGAGTTCTCCTTGGTGACGAGCGTGTACCGGGCCTGCTCATCGTAAAGCTTGATGACGCGCCGCCAGCCCTTCGGCGAGGCGATGTTGCGCACCTCGACGGCGTACAGCGGCCAGTCGTCGTCAACATCGTCCTCGTAAAGCGCAGTGAGCCGCCGCGGGCTGACCGGGCGCATCACAGCACTCGGGATGGCCGCCGCCGGGTTCGAGTCGCTCTGGTCCTTGCCCGCAATCTGCCCTGGCAGCGCTACCGCATAGGAGACGCCGTACTTGGCCAGGCTGCGGTGCAGGCCGTGCTGCTTCGAGGGCCAGCGGTTAGCGTGCCAGAGCTGCCACGGCCCCTGTGCCGGGTCCGGGTTGCCGTCCTCGTCGCCCGAAGGCACGTAGCCATCAACGTGGAGGTTCTGCGAGACCACGCTGACGATGAGCGGCAGGAAGTTGACGACTGATCGCTCCAGCAGCCACTTGTACTCCGTCTTGGCGCCACGGGGGACGTAGACCGAGGAGTGGCGCCCGCGCACATACAGCCCGATACGTTCCAGCCGTTGCTGCTCGCCCTGCCGCAGGTGCATGATCTGCCCCGCGATCTGCGGCACCTGATCAAGAGGCAGCGTCAACGAGCGCTCCGTGACGGGAGTGACGGCTGTGGCATCAGAAGACTACAGCAGTCACACCTGTCAATCGAAGCCCCACACCCGGCCAGCATGCTTGCCGCGGTCCTCGTTCTGCGCCTTCCAGGCGAGGTAGAGCCGGCGCACCATCCGGGCGCCGATCACGCACACGCCGGCGTCGATCTTCTTCGAGCTGGTCCGCGACTCCTTGCTGACGGAGACGCCCCACTTGTTCGGCGCGCGCCGCATGTTGACGACGTGCCGCGAGGTCCGCGAGTCGCCGTCCTGCGTGAACTTGCGGTCCTCGATCTCAGCCAGGGTGAGCTCAGCGGCTTTCGTGAAGTCGTGGATGTGGTTACCCGACCTCATGTCCCAGGCGATCGGCTGCGGCTCGTTGCCGCCTGGCACCGCCCAGATCTTCAGCCTGTCCTGGTATCTCTTCGGCCACTCGATACGGGTAAACGACTCCCATTCGCGGACATCCCCGAAGAAGGCACACACGTTCCATTTCCTGAACATGAAATCGACAACTGCGTCAACCTCCTCGACCGGGACCGGCTGTGCCGGGGAGTATCTGGTCGCCTGTACCGGCTCCCAGACGTCAATGGTGAAAACGTGCCCGGTCTCTACATGGCACCCGATCAGGGCGGTGGCATCCTGAGTCCGGGAGCCATCGAAGAACGCCACGATCTCATCCCCCACCTTGACGATGCTTTCGCGGCGGTCGGCCAGAAGCGCCCACTCCTGCTGGGTCGTCCATGCTCTCTGGTCAGATTCCGGCCAGTTAAGATAGAAGCGCTTAGCCATCTCGGGACGGGTGCGCAAATTAAGAATTTTCCCTTTGATATTACGCTGGTCTATCCAGAAACAATCTCCGTAAACGAACTCAATCGCCCGTTCAAGGCTGTCCTCAATATCTAGTTTAGTTCCCGGGGGAGCCAGGCGCGCATCGTAAAGAATTTTGTTTTCCGAGATCGTCCGGCCTTCTTCCTGGGCAACCCAGGCGTCATAATCTTTCTCGGCTACGGAGTCGATACCGGGTTCCCAGGCGTTGCAGGTGGCGATAGCCCGCGAGCCACTCTTGCCGAGGTTACGGTCGATTACCTCGGCCAGCAGCGGGCCGCCGTTGGAAGGCACCCAGTGCTCCGGCTCGTCGAGAACCGCGGCAGTGGTCTCAGCGCCCTCAGCTGCGGTGGCCGAAGAGGTGATGTTCTCCAGCTGGCCGCCGCCCGGGGTGTAGATGACGGTCTTGCCCGGGTCGAGCCCGTACTCCTGCACGACCTTGGACTTCTTGCCAGTCATCGCCCTGACCTGGCGCATCGTGTTGGCAGTCTGGCTCTCGCTGGTTGCCGCGATCTGCACCAGCGGCATCATCACCGGGCGCCCGAGCACCCCTCCGAGCTCGTCAGGAACGCCAGGATCGCGGATCAGCTGTCCCTGGTCGTCCAGGGCAGGCCGGACCGGCCCGCAGAGCTCCAGGATCGACCAGGCCGCCGCGAAGGGGGACTTGCCGCTACCCTTGGCCAGCCTGCGGACGCCGTAGTCGTACTCCCACCGCGCCTCAGGCGTCAGCGAGTACCACCAGAGCAGGAACCTGACCTGGCTTTCCGTGCTCTGCCAGCGCTGGCCCGCCCGTGGGCCGTTGGCATGCCGGAGGTAGGTCGTCATCCACCGGATACATCCCCAGCCCAGCGTGAGCGCCGGGAGACCCTGCGGGAGGGTTACCAGGCGGTCCTGCGGCGCGGGCAGGTCCCGGCCGGGCTTGCGGATGTCAGGAGGGGCGCTCACCGCTTCCGCCACGCAGCTTCGAGACCCATTCCTGCATCGAGGTCACCCCGGCCTGCACATCGGGGTCGGCATACGTGCCGGAACGCTCCAGCTCGATCCGGACACGCCGCCGCTGGCCTTCGGTAACGCACAAGTCGCCCATGGCGCCCATGACCGCGCTCAGCTTCATGGCGGCCGGGCGCCGGATGTAATCCATGACACCGCGCCCGACCATCTGGGCAGTCAGCCAGTCAGAATCCGTGTAGAAGACCGCCTGGCCACTCGTGCGCAGACTCTCATACCACTCCAGGGCGAAGCCATCAAGCCAGTCGGGTGCTTCAGGCCCGAGCTTTCCATCAAGCCGGTTGGCCGCCCGGTCGGTTTCCTTCGTAACGTGCCCATGGCTGGCCTCTGACCGCTTCGGGACAGGTCCGTGCTGGCCCATCTATTCCCCTTCCGGGACTGGCCATCCGCGTTGCGCGAGGCCCAGTGCCTTATCTGCTGTTGCTGCGTGAACGTAGGGCACCCAGAATGCGTCCGTTTCGATATGCAAGCTGGGAATCGCGCCAACTTCGCTACTGCCTGACGCTGTGACAGCGAAAACATAGCGAGCACCCGGTCCGCGGCTCGCCGGGAACCGGAAATGTTCGATCAGGAGATCGCGGATCGCCTCACCAAGGCCATCTCTTCCAGTATCGGCCTCAAGAAGCTGCCCAATTACCTGATCAGGAGTTCCTACCGCGCTGAAGCTGAACACTTGCCGTCCTCATAAAAGGACCGGCCCAGGGCGAGCAGAGTTACCCCGGGCCGGCGGCTGAATCCTACTGGCCCGCAGGTTCCAGGCATGGCAGCGGGATACCACACCCGGAACCTGCGGAACATCAGGAACCTCAGTCGCCGCCGTCACCTGGGACGGCTGCCTCTTCGGTCTCCCCGGCCGGCGTGTCGGCCGGTCCCGGCCCAGCTGCGGGCTCCTCAGCGGGCTCAGGAACGCCCGGAACTTCCGGAACCGTCTCCACGGGCGCAGGCGCCCCCGCTGGCTCGGGAGCGGGCTGCTCCGCGGGCGCTGGTGCCGGTTCCGCGGGCGCCGGGGCGGCAGCCACGTGCAGATCGGAGACCGTGCCGGTATGCCGGCCGTTGAAGAACGTCGAGACGACCCTGAACTTCGGGTTGCTCAGCACCTTGCGCAGCTCGGCAACGAGCTCGGCCTCTGCCTCGCGGGCAAGCGCGGCCATCTCTTCCCTGGCGGCAGGCTCCAGCGCGGCAGCGGCCTCGCCCAGGACGTCGCCGACGACGCCGCTGGCAGACAGGCTCCAGCCCATGTGACCATCCTCTACTCGTGTGACGGGAGTGACTACTTGGATGGTACACAAACCAGCAGAACACTGCACTCACGCGCTCCGCGTCAGGGCAGGCGCGCTCCGCGCAGAATCTCCTCGGCCAGCGCCGCTCCCGCGAGCAGCGCGGGCCGCTCCTCGACGATCGGGTCGCCCAGATCCTCGTCCGCACCAGTCCAGCCGGGCAAGATACGCGGAGGCGCAGGCTCGATCGCCAGCCTGCCCGGGGCTGCGGGCAGGCGTTCCCTGCCGGACAGCGCGATCTGCGGGCGCCTGGCCGGGAACTCCTCCCGGACGCTCCGGGCGTGCTGGATGTTCCGGGTGTTCTGCGGCATTGAGCGGTGCACGAGCTGTGCCCAGTGAGCCCACCACCGGACAGCCAGCACGACCGCCGCGACAGCTACCACGGCGATGACCGTCCCGGCCGCCAGAAGCCACTCGACCTCGCCCAGGAAGAGCCTCAGGACGCTGGCCACGGCAGCGGCACCCAGCACGATAACCGCCGCAGGCGCGGCGCTGCGGGCCTTAGGAGGGCACATGGTAGCGGCTTCCTGTGATCCGGGCGACGAGCCGGGCGCCAGGCATCCAGATCCGGCCGCCCTGGCACCCCGGGCACGTCCCAAACTGCGCCCGGGTCGAGCCGTGGTTCCTCCCTGTACCGCCGCAGGCCGCATGCGGCCGGTGCGGCCAGCGCCACACTGAGAAGGCGACAGCGGCCAGCAGGACAAGCCCTGAGCCGGCCGGGAAGCCGTCCACCATGCCGGGCCACGCCAGCAGGCTCCAGATGAACAGCCCGAGGAAGACGACGATCGGGAACCTCCAGAGGAGGAACGCTGCGATGGCCGTGATGACAATGACCCCTTCGATCATGCTCTGCTCCTGATCTTGCCGAAGTAGGCCGCGAGCTCCACCGGGTCATACAGGAGCTCAGTACCTCTCTGGTCACGGTAACCCGGGAATCCCTCCTTGTCGCGGTGCCGGCGCATGCGCGCCGCCGACAGGGAGACCGGGATGATCTTCTTCTGGACAGCATCGGCCAGGCTGACGAGCCGCTGTGATGGGTTGATGACTTCACCTGCAACTGTTACATCCGCTGCTCCGGGCACGTTTCCCGCGATCGTGGCTGTTGCTGTTGCACCGATTGCAGGCCATTGAGCAACCTTGCCCGCAAGGGCAAGCTCATGCGCGTCCTCGTCCTCGATCCACCCGATCTGGGTCTCGGTAACATCGCCGCCGGAGATGACCTGGACGCGCCCGGTGTGGCGCGAACGCGGCGGCATCGGGTGCTCGGGCGCCATCATCTTCCAGTTGTTCGCGGTGTACCAGCCGAGGATGCGCGTGCCCATGTTCTCCCTGGCCTCGCCAGACATCGCCGCCCGCGCCGAGAGCATCTGTCCGAAGCCCATGACGTTGACGCCCAGCTCACGGCCGGCGAACATGCCCTGCTCCATACCTGCGATGGCCGGGGAATACTTCTCCTCGTTTGGCAGGCGGGTGCGGTGCCAGTGGCTCCGCAGGAGGCGCGCCGTGGCGTTGAGCTCCTCGCCGCAGACGATCAGCCGCGGGCCGACGACATCCTCGGTCCAGACGTGACCGCTCCGGCCGCCGTACTCCATGGCGTGCTTCTTCGCCGCCCTCTTGCGCCGGGTGATCTCAGCGGTCAGCCAGCACAAGGCTGCGTGAATCTCCTCGATCTCGCCCGCATACCAGACATTCGGGCAGCGCAGCGCCCAGATATGCGAGAGCAGCTTCCAGTCGAGGATCAGCACGAGACAGCCCTTGTAGAGCATCTGCGACAGGACCAGGCGCGCCAGCGAGCTCTTCCCGCCGCCCGTGGCCATCGAGACGCCCCAGTGCGGGCTCTCCAGGGCAAAGCTGGAGGCTACAACCTGGTGCTTCTTCCCCCTGCCCAGGACCGCCGTCTCCGGCGGCGCAGCCATAATGTCGCTGAGGATGCTCTCGAACGGCACGAGGTCGGCAGGCGGCTTGCTGGCGGTGTAGATGATGTGCGGCGAAGCGCCTCTGAGCTGGTGATTCGCGATCGGGTTCTCCAGCGCCAGCCGCATGCTCACGATCCGGTCGATCCTGGTCAGCTCGTGCTGGATGCCCTTGAACTCGACCGGCAGGCTGACCCGCACGATGCTGCGATCAGGGGCGACCAGGAGCCATTCCTTCGCGGGCTTGGCAATAGGCCAGCCGACCTCACCAGAAAGCGCCTGGTGCAGTGGAACGATCCATGCACGGTGATGCTTACGCCGCCCCCAGGCGTCCCAGACCCAGACAGAGCCGATAACCAGCACAATCACCGCCAGGACAGCCAGATCGGTCAGCGTCTCTGTACGCCGGTAGAGCAGCCCGAGAACGCTCAGGACGATCAGCAGCGACATCGTGATGCGGATGGCCATCCGGCGCCGCCCGGTCTGGAACCAGAACCACGAGGCGTGGCCGGTCTTCGTGAGCGCCAGCTTCCCCTTCCGGCTGTAGCCCGCATCGGTGATCGGCTTGCCGTGCCAGGGCTTGCCGGCGATGAAACGGCCGATCAGGATGATCAGGCCCTCCTTCTCGACCCGGCCGCGGAAGATCCGCCACATCCCCGCTCCCACCACGAGCGCAGCGAGCAGCGCGATCATCTCTGCGGTCTGCAACGAGGTGTCCTTCACGACGCCGCCCTCCGCTTGTCAGCCTCGTTCGCCGCGTGCGTGTCCCAGCGCAGGTTGGACAGCCAGTTGCAGTCCTTGCCGCCCGGGCCATGGCAGCCCTCCTGGCCGGTCGGCGCCGGGCCGCGGTGAGCTTCTAGCACAAGAACATGCACTCGCACTGTGCGCTTCCTTTTCCCGCGCCGCAGATGAACAGACCAATAGCCATAACGGTCTTTACGCTGAACGAGAATCTGGCCGCCGCAGATACGGCCATCTGTCAGACGGCGCCTAACACTCCGCACGAGGCCATAATCGGATGCTTCGTACCCGGGCCAGCGTGGGATACGGCGCCAGGTCTCAGGCGCCGGCAGGGGAGTCGCCATTGGCGTACTCCAGGACCGGCTCGGGCTCATCGTCCACGATGCCGAGTTCTCGCTTCACCCGCACGCGAAGTGCGGCGTCCTCTTCCCGCTTGATACCGAACCGGGCGAGGATCTGGCGCTGCGAGTAGGGGTTCCCGGCCGCCCAGGTGTCCCTGAGGGCACGGTACGCGGCCTCCTGAGCGTCCTGGGCAACTCGCTCGGCGACTGGGCTGACCTCAGCCTTTACGTCTTCCTTCGCCTTACGCCGGTCCCGGATGTACCACATCAGGCCCTCGACGACAGCGACGAACGACAGGCCGGTGATGACCGAGAGTGTCATGCCCGCAGCCCGGTGAGCCACACCGTCCGCCGCGTTGGCGACCAGCGTGACGGCAACGCCGACCCAGAGCATCGCGCGGACCCAGAGCGGCACTTCGCGCCCTCTGCGCGAGCAGTGCAGCATCATGAGCGAGACCGCGAGGATCTCACCGTCGATAGACAATGGCAGGATGCGCGACTCCAGCTCTGTTTGCCCATACCGGAGCGCCAGATTATAGATGTGCGAGTAACTTCCTACCGCTGCGAACGCCGCAACAGTCATAACGACTGCTATAACACCCAGGAAGTTAAGGGCGTCTGCTCCAGCGTCCGCACTCTGCTCAATGCGGAATCTGCTCATAGGAGCATCGTAGCGTTTTGCTGCGGCGATGCAATCGAAGCTGTCACTGCCGTCACCTGACCAGCGGCGATGCACGCGAAACAGGTGCAGCAGCCGGGCGCGGTCGCGGAGTCGTCGTCCTTCCGTCCTCCTCGCTCCGCTCGATCGTCCTCCGGACTCCTCCCCGCTCCTGGCCGGCGCCCTGCGGCCAGCCCCTCCCCCGCCCCAAACTGCTCAATTCTGGACATTTCTGCACATTTGAACCCTGGCGAACGGCGAGGCGCTATCACGCCCCGGCCGGCAGCCGGCCGGCGGGAGGGGTCACCCCCCCACCGTGGGCACTGATTTGCACAGGTCAGAGGACCCGCCCGGCCGCATCACCCACGTTGCCGCTCATGAGCTCCAGCCGATCCAGGCTCGCCGCGCGGCGCGAGCTCCGGCGCGCCCGATGGCACCTCCGGCAGGCAGCTCCCGTGCCGGCCAGGCATCCCTGTTGTGTGCCGCATGTTCCGCACGTTCCGGTCAGTACGCGCCATCACGAAGGTCACCATCCTGGCCGTGACCTGCTGATCGTTACCGAATCGTGACAGATGAAAAGTGCAGTTTTGTGCATAGAACTACACTCGCGCGGGTACGCTCAAGCCATGAGCGCACGGACGGGCCGGACGGCAGGCGGAATGCTTGCGCGCGGGCACATCCCGTTTCGGAGCGCACGGCGTGCGGTGACGCGCACGATTGACATCTGAAGATCATTTCGCGCGATGGATGCCCGCGCGCCGCGAGGTTCGCGGCGCGCATGCTGGCATGGCCATACGACCCTCGGAGGTCACGCGCGAGCGATGCGCGCCGTCTGGCGCGCACGGCAGAGAACACGGAGACACCATGTGCATTCACAATCCCGGGATCGTCTGCGCCAACTGCCCGCCCGGGCAGGCAGTGAGACGGCTTGAAATCACTAACAAGATGCGGCGCCGCATGCCGTCCATTCCGCCATCCTGCGAACGCTGTGGCGATGATCTGGACATACACGACTGGATCGAAATACGGATATCTGACGGCGCGATAGTCAATTGCGACAGAGCTACCTGAAGCGCAGTACCCGCGCACGGGATGCCCGCGCGCGGCTCTGTACGGCAGGCAGAGACCGTACGGCAGAGAACGGAGAAAAGACTATGCACCGCACGAAGAAGAACGGACGCCACCGCCAGGCCAGGCGCATCACACGCCGCATGATCCTGGCCGGCGCGAGCCTGGCCACGATCGCCGCTAGCCTCATGCTGTGGGCGGCCCTCGCACAGGCCAGCACCCATCCGCTCCGGAACAATGGCTACCCGATCCCGGACCGCGCCGCGTGCGCACGGGAAGGCAACGCGCGCCCGATGCGCGTCCACGTGATCGGCAGCTCCGGCCTGACATGGCAGTACGTCACGGCCGGCGAGGCGCGGGAGCTGCGCATCTCCCCTTGCTCGATCGTCATCGTGGGTGAGCAGCAGAGTGTCGTCATGGCGCCCGGCGCGCGCATCGCGGCCAGGTCATGATCGCAGCACTCACCATCTGGCAGGCACAGGGATTCACTCCCGGCCCGCTATTCCTCGCCATCTACTACCTGCGGCAGACCTGGGACGACCTTCCCGGGCCATGGCCGGTCAAGGTGGCGCTGTGCGCCATCTGCCTGGCTATTCCCGGGCCGCAGGATGAGCTGACACTGATAGCGCTCACGCGGCTCTGCCGCGCGTGGCGAGCGAGACAGGAAAGGAGAACGGCATGAGGGGACGCGCCGCACTGTGGGCCGTCATCCTGGCCACGGTGATAACCGTGATCGCTTTCGCAGCGTTCTAGTCGGCAGTACCCGCGCGCGTCTCGCACGTGCGCGGCTCCGCTCACTAGAGCGAACCTCACGGCAGAGGACACCTAACAGGAACGGAGAATGGCACGTGATCACCTACAGCCATGCGAAAAGCATGATGGAAACCGCACGCAACGGACGGCGCAAGCTGGGGAACAATACCTATCTTGAAACCGTCTGGAACGGGAAAGCCAGCCCAGACTACGGTGTGCGCTATCACGCAACTATCGTCATCACGATCCATGAGGACGGAACGTTCACTCTCAACACGGGTGGATGGCACACGATCACGACAAAAGCGAGGCTCAACGATTACAGCCCCGCACGCGTTTACAGCGTTGACGGGACGCTGTGCGTTGTCTCGTCCGATGACCCGCGCACGCCACCCAAGGTCAAGAAGTGCCGCGCGTGCGCAGGTTCCGGTAAGCAGACCTCGCACGCCTGGACGGGATGGGAGGGTACCGTTCACCCGGCAACCGAGCATAATTGCTACCGCTGCGGAGGCTCCGGCCAGAATGACTACGGCAGCAAGCCGCGCCCGGTCATGTTCTATGACGGCATCAAGGTGGACGCGTGGGGACACGTGATCTCGCCAGACGCACAGCGAATCCATGAGACGGACGAGGAGCGGGAGGCGCGCGAGGCGCGCATCCTCCGGGAACGGCGTGCGGAGGATCTCGCACAGCGGCGCGTTTTCTTCCGTGAATACGGTCTCGCGCCGAAGCGTGGCAAAGTCGTCATGTTCAAGGCTGTAAATGACAGCCTCAATTCGCCGCACGGGATGCCCTATCCGATCGGCGAAACGGTGACCGCGAAAGACTGGTCCGCGCGCAGGGCATGCGGGCAAGGACTGCACTTCGGTCCTTCCGTGGCTGCCGCGCGCCGCTACGCGCCGGAGGCCACGCGGTTCCTCGCGTGCGAGATTGCCGTTAAGGGAATGGTGGTCCTTGACGACAAGATCAAAGTGAAGTCGGCGCGCGTCCTCTATGAAGTCGATACGGATGGCGCGCGGATTCCCGCGCACAGTGATTACCCGCATGAGCCAGGCAGGCTGTATGACTGCCCTGCCTGCGAGGCGCGCTGCTACTGCCGTCCGGATTTCACGGAATGTATTTACTCCGGAGAACACAACGGGACGGCAGATCAGTCCTAGCCAGCAGTACCCGCGCGCGGCTCCCGTGGCGCCAGACGGCGCTGCGCGGCTCCGTGCGCGGCTCTGCCCGCTAGGCCGGACATCGGTAAGGCAGGCACGGCAGAGAACGGAGAACGGATGTACGCCATCACGGCGCAGGTGCTTACCTCGGAGACAGACAGGCACGGCATTGTCTGGCGCGGCTCGCGCCAGATACCCACGTTCTATCTGGACGAGAATGTCCAGGGAATCACGGACGAGTCGCACGCCGTTAAAATCGCGCGAGCGATCATTGATCCTCTGGGCACGCTGAACGTCAGTATCTCAGCGGTAAAGCTCTAATCCTCACGGCAGAGAACGAAACGGAGAACGGAATGAGTGCAATGTCAGAGCTGGACGTCATGCGCCAGCGTGCCGCAGAGTATGCGGCAGAACTTCAGAGGCTTAGTTACGACGTCCAGGTACTCCAGTGGGAGACGGCGCTGGACAATTATGAGCCAGTCGCACGGAGTCACGCGCACGGATTCGCTGTGGAGTACAGCGGCACGTTGCACGATCCGGACACGGGCCGGACCGCAGAATACGCGACAGCAGGTATCACGATGTTCTGCGATGATATGCAACTGCCACTAGGCAACGTGATTAACAACGGACCGCACGCTATCGCGCTAATGGATGACGGACTGGAGGTCCATCCATACTACTGTGCCGCGTGGCACCATGACGATTCGCATGTGATCTGGCACACATTCCCGGTAAACGGGATCAATGAAAAGACAGGGCAGTCCTACACAATGGATAACTGGATGCTAGGACCGCGCCGCGCGTATCACTTCAAGGTAACCAGGCTGTATCTCCACAGCGGAAACGACTGGCGTCCGGAGGAGCCTGGGACGGAAGCACAAAAGTACGAACGGAACGCGCGCGAACTGGACATCATCCGGCGTGCACGTTCCGGAGAATGGAAAGCATCCTCCTAACCATGACGCGAGTTTCGCGCGCGGCTCCGGCCGTGCGCGGCTCCCGTGCCATGGCACGGACGGAAAACGGCAGAGAACAGAACGGAGAAAACAGAATGGGGAACGAAGAGAAGATCTCCCCGGAGTTGGCCACTATCTACGCGCAAGCGGTCGCCTCCGGCGGCCCTGGGCCGGAGGACGGCGCCACGGTGCTGGATGATGTGCGATCGTTCATCCGGCGATTCGCTGTCCTGCCCGGCCAGGCAGAGCTGGATATCGTGGCGCTGTGGGCAGTTCACACCCACGTTTACGAAGCGTTCTACATCACCCCGCGCCTGGCCGTGCTGGGGAGTGACCCCGGGGTAGGCAAGACACGCGTGCTAGACCTGCTGGCCCTGCTGTGCGCCGGCGCGCGGCTGGAGCTGGACCCTACCGGGCCGGCACTTGCCGCGATGATCGGCCAGCTGAAACCGACTCTTCTCATAGATGAGACGGATACGATTTTCGGCGCGCGCGGCAGCTCCTCGGCCAAACGGCAGCTGCGGGGAATCCTTAACTCCGGGTATAAGGCCGGGGCCAAACTGACGCGGCGTAACAAAAACGATTTCGTGGAAGACATCGTTTTCTGTCCCGTCGCGTTCGCCGGCATCGGTAACCTCCCCGACACGCTGATGTCGCGTTCATTCCAGATCCGCATGCGGCGCAGGCGTGCGGGCGAGGAAATAGAATCCTACTTCCCGCGGATGCACGGGCCAGTCGGCGCAAGCATCGGCGAGGCGGCAGGCCAGTGGGCGCGCACGAAGATTCTCGATCTGGCAACCGCCTGGCCGGCGATGCCGGAGGGGATCGAAGACCGGCAGGCAGAGATAGCCGAACCTCTGCTGGCACTCGCCGACGCGGCGGGAGGCCACTGGCCGGTCACGGCCAGGGATGCCTGCCGCGCGGTGCTGCTGCGGCAGACTGCCGAGCCGGCCGAACCGCCGGCAACGCGGCTGCTGGCCGGCATCGCCGCTGTGTGGCCTCTGGATGCCTCTGGCGCGCCGGACCGCAACATCACCACAGCGGATCTCGTCTCGCGCCTCTGGAAGCTGGACGGGGCGCCGTGGGCGCACATGTGGGGAGACCGTGCGGCAGCACCGCGCGAGATCTCAGCCCTGCTGGCTGGCCGTGGCATCGCGCCGCGGAAAGTCCGGGTAGGTGACGCCACACTTCAGGGGTACCGCCTGGCCGACATCGCCAGGCACGTGCCCATCCCGCCGGCAGAGGTCCCCGATGATCTCTCCGGCGTTCCGGAGGTTCCGGACGTTCCGGAGGACAGCACTACCTAACCCGCATGCGTCGGGCAGCTCTGCGGCTCTGTGAGCCTCCCAGAGCTGCCCGGCCACGCGCGCTAGGCAGAGACGCGCGGCGGCCCGTGAACGGGCCGGAGGACGGCAGAGAACGGAGATCAGGGCATGGCTGACATCATCGAGAGCTGGGAGACCGAAGCGGACGGTATGCGCTACCGCGTGGCTCTCGTGCCCGACTACGAGTCCAGCCCAGACGATTACGACGGTTACCCGCACGGGACGCGCGAGGCGTTCCGGCGCGGCGAGTGGCAGTTCGTGGGTGTGATCGTGACCCCCATCCTGGACGGGCCAGCGGAGGGCATGGCCGGCGCCGGGCAGTTCTCCGGCGTGACCGATGCCTCACTATGGTCTGTGGAGTGGGGCACGATGCCCGGATGCGAGACCGATCATGGCGAGTGCAACGCTACGGAGGACGTCGTTATCGACCGGGCCTTCATCAACCGCTACCCCGTGCCGGACCTCATAAGCGAGGTGCGCGGGCAGCTCCGGCAGCTCCGGGAGGCTCTGTCCGGCCTCGCGCTGGATGACTGCCCGGCCAGGCATCTCCGCACGGAGGGCATCCCCGAACCGTTCACAGTCCGCTGTGAACGCGCGGCAGGCCACGCGCCTCCGCATCGAGTGATGGAGTACGAGTGGGAGACGGCGCCGGACTGCGACGTCTGCCAGACCACGGCAGGTTGCAGGTGCAACGCAGACTGACACGCACGTGTCACTAGAGGCCGGCCGGAGGCTCGCGCCATGCGCCTCCGGGCCGGCCTTTTTGCTGCCCGCTGGCAGCTCCTCGCGCCCGTGCTGGCAGCTCCTCGCGCGCCTCCGGCAGCTCTGGCGTCCACCATGGCCAGCGCACGGAATGTCCGGTTTGCCGGGAATGCCAGTTCTGCCGGGAATGCCGGGAATGCCGGGAAGGCGAGGAATGCCCGGAATACGGGCTTTGTGTACCTTAGTATTCACATGGGAAGTATGCGCCGTCTGCGAGCTATGTGCAGGTTTGTGCACATCTGAGCACTTTGTCGGATATGTCCGGCAAGTGCCGGTTTGAGCGCTTTGCCCGGAATGCCCGGGTCAGCCCCGCAAGCACCGGCAATAGAGGTTAACGCGCGCCAGCGGCGCGCCGGCACGCTGGCCCGTCTGAGCCGCAGCGCTGAGGTCGGCGCAATCCGTTGCACTTAATTTCCTACCACAAGCTAGGAATCTGGCCGCAGCCCTGATCGTAACAGCGCACCAGACAACGATCCACCGAAATGCACCATAATGGCCCCTTGCGCGCTTACGATGCTGGGCTTATCCGGAGCCAGTGTATTTCCTACAACGAACTAGGACATGGCCGCCGCGGGCCAGCTCGCCGCGAGTGCTGGAAGTGCCCCCGTAAGGGGCGTTTCGGCGTTTTCCAGAAATCAATTACAGATCGCCAAAAATCTCACCGGAGGAGGGTAACCCTCCCGTAAGGAGCAATCCAGCATTTCCCGGAAACTGATTTGGCGTTTCAGAAAATCTCACCGGCTGGAGGGTGCCCGGTCACCCTCCGGGCACACAAAACCCGGCCCACTTCCCGTCCGGAAAGCTGCCGGGTCCTGTGCTGTAGCTCAATGGATGACGCCATGCTAACACGCGAAACCGGGCCGGTCCCGGAGGACCGGCCCGGCCGGCAGAGAACCAGCCGAACGGAGAGAACGGCTGACTCACACGAGGCTTTCGCGCGCGTTCCCCGCGCGCGGACCGCCACGCAGGTGCAGGGTATCAGCCCGCGACCACGCAGCCAACGTCTCCCTCGCCGTCGTCCACGCGGTGCAGCACGATCGCATGGATGCCATCGGGGATGTCCTCGGTGTGCGCGCTGTCGTAGGTAAGCTTGACGTCGGCGGTCTTGCCGCCATTACGCAGGTCGATCCGCACCTCGGCGTTGTTATTCGCGAACAGCCTGACCTTCGTCGCGCCGTTCGGAAGCGGGAAGGGCGTCGTCGCGCCAGCACCCTTATTGAGCAGCATGGAGTCCTCCTCGAAGATCACAGCGGCCGGCCCGGCCGCGTGCCCGGCCACGAACGCCCGGAGCTCGGCCGCGCTCCCCCTGAACTGGTCGGCGTCCACCTGCTCGCCCGTGCTGGCCTGGCGGGTGATCCCGTTCTGCCAGATCAGCCAGTCCTTCCAGGCCGCAGGCTTCCACTGCGACGGTTCCGGAGGGACTGGCGAGGGCCAGGCCACCCAGAACGAGGGGAACTGCCGCGAGGTCTTCACGAGCTGGCTGCCAACCGACAGGTTCGAGTACACCGGGATCATCTCCGGCCGGTGCCCGGACAGCTTCGCGACCGCGGCGCAGAACGCCAGCGTCCCCTCGTCCAGGCCGGGGTGCTCTTCCTCGCTGTCGCAGACCAGCAGGTCGGCCGCCATCAGCCCGGCCGCCTTCACCTCATGCACGAACGCCGCCGCCTGGCTCTCCGGGGACGGGCTTCCCGGCGTCAGCATCAGGTACCAGTACGCGCCGCGGACCAGTCCAGCCGCCCTGAGCTGCTGCCAGTCCCGGGCGAAGCTCCGGTCAACGCCCATCCCGGAGCTCCAGTCCGAGACGCGCACGATCCCGAAGGACAGCCCCGCCAGGGACGCCTTCGTCACCGGCCGCTGGAAGGAGCTCCAGTCCCGGCCGCGGGCGCGCGGCGGCTTAGCCATCGTCCCTCACCCGCAAGGGCGCGAGAGCTTTCACATCGACAGTGGGCTCTGCCCACGGATCATGACAGCCAGGATGTTCCCACCTCATCCAGCCAGTCCGGATGAAGCCTTCACGCTTCAGCTGCCGGGCCTGCCAGGGCCATGTCAGATACCCCCAGACGTACCAGGCCAGCACGACCGGCCATGGCACCCGGGGCTCAGCCGGGACAGGCTTAGCCATCACGCCGCCCGGTCGCCAGCCACAACACGAACTGCTCGGCCAGCCCGATCACCGCGTCGCCGAGCAGCGCATCCGAGCGGTCAGCCCGGTTCATTCCCCGGCCGGAGACGAGCGTGGCCGCCGCCGACAGCGCCGCGGACCGCACACCTACCGGATCGCCGCTCATCTGCGCCAGGTCACTGACGGCAGGCGCGTTGGATGAACCCTTAGCCATCACCGGCCTGCCTTCCTGCGCGAGGGCGCAGCCGGCGCCTGCTTCGCCGCCTCGTTCTGGGCGGTTGCCGCCGCGAGCTTCGTTGCCTCGTTGCGGATTGCCTGCCAGTTCGCAGCCAGGATGTCATCGTGGGTCAGCTTGTCATCGGGATGATGCCGCCTGCACACCTTGTGGCCGGCCGCCGTCATGTGCCGGCCGATCCGCCAGCAGCGGTGCACCTCGCAGGTCCGTGCCCGGTACGAGCTGGCCGCGTGCCCCACGATCGAGGCGGCGATAGCCAGGTAACCCAGGTCAGATCCGGCCCCGGACCAGAAGAGGTACTGCGGGCTGTTGCTGCTGCCGGGCCAGAAGCCGAAGAGATGCTGCCAGAGGTGCCAGGTCATAGCCACCTCACCACCACGCCGAGGCAGATCAGTGCGACACCGCACAGCAGCGCTGAGATGAAGTGCAGCGTCAGCGCCGCGCCGAGGCCCTCAGCGGTCACGAGCACGAACAGGATCGCCAGGGCCAGCACGGGTGCGCGCCGTGCTGGCCGGGCCGGTGGCGGTCGGCGTACGGCCGGGAGAGGCCGGGTAACCGTGCTCACAGCGCCGCCCGCACGAAGCAGTCCTTCGCCTCCAGCAGCTTGCGCAGGCCGGCCGCGAGCTCGTCCTCGTCGAGCTCCTCGTCCACCATCCGCTGCGCGACCCGGGCGAGGTATGAGGAGATCCTCCTCGGCCGTCCTGACAGGTGGCTGAAGGCGAACAGCGTGGCGAAGTGCCTGACGTCCGGGTGCCGGTCCAGCTTGATGATCAGCCCGTCAGACAGGTCATCCGGCCAGTTCCTCGTGTCGGGCTCGGGGAAGCTGCCAGATGTGGGATAGCCATCGCCGAACGCCATCAGACCGCCGCCTTCAGGCCAGGAGCCGGGACGTTGCTGACGTCCCGGAAGCGGTACGGGACGAACCTGCCCACACGCCGGTACAGGCCATGCGGAACACGGATGCCAAGCAGCTTGTAGCGGGTGACATACTCGTGCATCAGACCGCCGCCTTCAGGCCAGGATGCGGCTCACGCGGCCGGAGCTTCAGCGCGGCCCGCCGCTTCGCCTCCGCGCCCGCGGCCAGGGCGCCCTCGCGGTCAGACTTGATCTTGTGATGCGGGTGGCACAGGCCGCGCAGGTTGGCGTCGTGGTGGCCCTTGCCGCGCTCGATGTGATCGACGTCGGTGGACCGGGCCGCGCACAGGTAGCCGGGCTCGGCCTCACCGGGCACCAGGCCCCACATGCACATCGGGTCGCGGGCGAGGATGCGCGGCCTGATCTCCCCCTCCCAGCTGGGCGGGAGCGGCTCAGTACGCCAGGAACCGGGGCCAGCCATGATTACCCGCGCAGCAGGGCGATCTTCGCGCCCACCGTCGCACCGGTAATTGTCCCGGTCACAGCACGGAAGTAGCGCCAGGCACCACCTGATCCGTCCAGGACGAAACCGATCACCGCAGCACCCGTATTGGTGGCCACATACGGCTGAGTGAGTGCGCTCTTGGCGCCCGTTACAGCGTTCAGGGACGACAGCGGGAGAGCGTCCCAGCTGGTCCCGTCTATGCTGCCCTGAAAACTCGCTGACATCGCTGAGGTCGTCGCCGAGACTGCGAGCTGGATGGTGGCGCGGCTGACGAGTTCCCCCGCATCGATCGCGGCTCCGGTCACCCCCGAGCCGGTCCCCGCGGGCAGAAGCGTAACGACGTCGCTCATCAGCCCGGCTCAAGGACGGTCAGCAGCAGCGTGGCGCTGTCGCAGGTGATCTTCATCACGCGCCCGAAGACGTCGGGATCGTAGCCGGAGAACCAGTCAGTCGTGCTCGCGGCGATCGAGTGCGGCCCGTCGTCGGCGATGTCGAGGCCATCGACCTGGCCCGGCGCGACGAACGTGACGTTATGCGGGTTCGTGTCGGTGTTCTTGACCCGGATGAGCGTAGACCCGGAGTTGGGCACCGTGTTGCCGTTGACGGCATCGGCCGCGCTTCCCGCCGGGTCAGCCGTGGGCGTGCGGCTCAGGCTTGTCGCGGCGATCGGCGTCGGTGTCGGCATCCGGCCCTCCTGTCACACCCGTCACTCAGGGCTCGCGCGTCACCTTAGCGCACCCGGCGCCGTGCCGCCAGCGCCGCGCTCGCGGATCGCGGCGAACTGCTCGCGGACCGCGGCAAGCGCCGCGTCGTGCCGGGCCGTCAGCCAGTCACCGGCTGCCCCGCCGCCCTCGCGCACCTGCTCGCGCATCTGGCCCGGGAGCGCCATGACGAGCTTGGCCGGTGCCGCCGCGGCTGCGCGGGCCGGGGCGGCAGCCCTCACCACTGCCCTGGCAGGCCGGGGCAGTTCCCGGCGGGCCTGCGCCATGGCCAGCACACCGGACAGGGTGTCATCGCGGATGGGCTCGTGCAGATCCGGCGACGACAGCTCAACCAGGTCGGCGGTCTGCCAGCCGGCCATAGCCTCGTGCGCCTCCTCGCGCCCGCGCTGGCGCGTCTCGGCCCGCGCGAGCTCAGCCTCGAAGGCTGCTCCCGCGGCCGAGGTGAGCCACAGATACGCGATGCCCACGATCCCGGCTATCCCAGCGATACCAACAGTCCCGATAACTATGACTCCCAGGCCGGTCGAGAACATCAGGGTCCTTCCCTCGCAAGGAGCTCCCGGGAGGCGGGCCGGGCGGCGGTCACGGGGGAAGACCAGCCGCCCGGCCCCTTTCCCCGGGGAGCCTGGCAAGTCCACGGTAACCCCGGGCGTCAAGCGTTGTCTCGTGTTCGCTGGAGTTTTCTGCACTGGACAACTGTGCAGAACTCTGCCGTTCCGGCGGCCCAGAAGATGATCTTGGTGACGGCTTAGTGAAAGTTAGTGTCCGCATGTGCGGGCGCCGGCGCGCGACCTGCGTGCGTGCTCGCGCGCGCGACGCGCGCGCGAGGCTAATATGCACGTAAACCCGTCATCCCGTCACCACACATAGCGCTACCTGCGTAACCATAGGTGATGGGTATGATGAAAAGTAGTCACTAACCCATCACCAACCCATCACTTTTACTGCCTTCCAGCCCGGAACATCCACAAGAGTGCAGGAAGCAGACATCCAGAGCAGAACTATGCAACTACATACAGAGTTATGCAGATTGACACGAAAAGTGATGGGATTATGACGGGTTGAGGGCACCAGCGTCACTGCGTTTCCGCAGGTCGTTCAAGATCAGTAAGAGGGCGATTCCTGCATCTTCAGGCCCATCCGGAGCGACCCGCGGTTTGTGTGCTTAGCCGCATAACCGCGGTCGGTGAGTGCCCGGCCGAACGCCGAACGGGTCAGGATCTCACCCCTCCGGTGCCCTTCCTTCTCCCACCAGAGCTCGAAGTGCTCATACAGCTCGCCGCCCAGGATGCCTTCTCCGGGCGCCAGCTCGGTCATGTCAGCGAGGAAGGTGTCCACCGGGGAGAGGGCCTCCCGGAGTTCCTGCGTGGCCTCCGCGACGGCCGGGGGCATCTGCTCGATCCCGCGCTCGCGGTACAGTTTCCAGCCCGCCACGATCCACGCGAGGACCGCTTCGAGGTCGTGCTCGCTCAGCCGGGTAATCCAGTCGGAGTCGTCGTCGTCGAGCGTGACCTGCTCGCGGAACGGGAAGGCGATCAGCCGCTTCTTGGTGGCGCTGTCGGCGTGCCGGACCTCGGGCAGCTCGTTGGTCGCGATCCACGGGGTGAACGCGGGGATGCGCTCGGTGAAGATGTTGGACCGCATGCCGCGGGCCTCGATCCGGCCGTGCGAGGTGAGCTGCTTGATGTTATCTGCGTGCAAGTTCCACTCGC